AGTGCAATTGTTTATGCTACTGGAGGTACATATCCTGGTGCTGCTACATTAACCACTATTGCCACACCAAGAGGTGTTGGTTTAGGTGCTACATTTTTAGTAACTTCAGATGGAGCGGGTGCTGTAGCTAGTATTACTGTGCAAAATCAAGGCCCTAATGTAGGTGTTGCTGCACAAACAATAGAGTTTAGTTTAGCTTCATTAGAACTAGCTTTTGGTGTAACAGGATTAACAGGTGCTTTAACAGCAACATTAGCTGGTGGTGATTTAGAAAGGCCGAGCGGTACTTTTGTAACTAAAATGCCATCGCTATATGTAGGTGGAGCTGGTAATATAAAATTAACATTAGCTAGTGATGAACAACCTATAATAATTAAAGGTATTACAGCAAACAGCTTTTTACCAATAGCTGTTAAAAGGGTGTTTAACTTAACTAGTGACACTGAAACAACCGCTACAGATATATTAGCGTTATTTTAAACAATTTTAATTAAATTAAATCAAATGTCAAAAATTAAAAAAATTACAGAAAAACAATTATCTACTATAAAAACTCATCAAGAAGAAATATCACAATTATTAAAAGATATAGGTTTTCTTGAAACACAAAAACATGGCTTACTACACAAATATGCTGGTGTGGCACAAGATGCTGAAGAGTTTAAAAAAGAGTTGGAAAAACAGTATGGTGGTATAAATATCAATCTTGAAGATGGTAGTTATACATTAATAGAAGAACCTAAAAAAAGTGAGTAGTAAAGTTATAAGAAAAATCAGTATTGGATCTGATTATAAAAATGATGCTATGCACTACGCTGTTGGCCAACAAGTTTATGGTGGTCATACTATATCACATATTTTATGTGATGAAGAAAAAGATGCTTATAATATTTTTATTAAAAAAGATGGTGAGGTGCTTCCTTGGAAAAAATTTAATTCTCAAATGGCTGTATCTGTAGAATATGATTTAGAATATTAATGAACAGCGTATATCAATTTATTATTAAACCAATAGGTGAAAGATATAAAAATAAAATTAATATAGAAGGTTGTGAATTAATTGTTAATTCAAGTATATCAAGTCATAAATTTGTAAACAGAGAAGCTGAAGTTGTAAGTGTACCATTAGAGTATAAAACACTAATTAAAAAAGGAGATCGTGTTATAGTGCATCATAATTTATTTAGAAGATATTATAACATGAAAGGTAAATCTGTAAATAGTACAAAGTATTTTAAAGACAATCTTTATTTTGCACATCCCTCACAAATATATATGTATTATAACAATGGTTGGCACACTCAAGCTGAATATTGTTTTGTAAAACCTGTTTTAGAAAATAATACTTCTAGTAATCAAAAATTATTAAAGAATACTGGAATATTAAAATATGGTAATAATACATTAGAAACGTTTAAAATAAACGTAGGAGATGTAGTAGGTTTTAAAAACCAGCGAGAGTTTGAGTTTATTGTTGATAATGAACTTTTATACTGTATGGAATCAAATGATATTTTAGTTAAATATGGAAACAAACAAAACAAAAAAGCGTATAATCCAAGCTGGGCAAAAAGCAGTTGAAGAATTAATAAAAGTTGCAAAAGAAAAAATAGTAGATTCAGAAGACGATGTTTCAGCTGATAGGTTAAAAAATGCCGCTGCAACTAAAAAGTTAGCTATATTTGATGCGTTTGAAATATTAACTAGAATAGAAGAAGAAGAAAATATGCTTAACTCTACAAATAAAAATAGCAAAGCTTCAACATTTGGAGGTTTTGCAGAGGGTAGATCAAGATAATGTATAAACAAACATTATATAAGGTTTTACATAACCACATTAAGCAAAAGGTTATAGATAGAAATAATAGATATAACAAATGGGAAACAGGTTATAATAAAGAACATGATATTGTTATTATAAGTAAAACTGGTAAAATTGGTGAGATATATGAAATACAAGGTTTAAAAATAGCTTTACCTTTACTAGAAAAAACGTATAAAAGATCTAATAAAACAAAAGAACAATATTGGGAAGTTTTTGATTATCCAAAAAATTTAGTTAAATTAAAAACTGTATTTGATTGGAATCAAACGTCTTTAGATTTTAAAAATAAGTGGTATGATTACATTGATGAAGAGTTTAAAAGAAGAGAACAAGGTTTTAGTTTTTATAACAAAGGTGTTCCTACTTATATTACTGGCTCTCATTATATGTACTTGCAGTGGACAAAAATTGATGTTGGCTCTGCGCAGTTCAGAGAATCAAACCGCTTATTCTATATATTCTGGGAAGCATGTAAGTTGGACCATAGATCCTATGGAATGTGCTATCTTAAGAACAGAAGGTCTGGATTTAGTTTCATGGCCAGTTCAGAACTCGTTCATCAAGCTACGATTTCCGCTGACTCGAGGTATGGGATTTTATCCAAAACTGGTGGAGATGCAAAGAAGATGTTCACAGATAAGGTGGTCCCCATATCGGTCAATTATCCCTTTTTCTTTAAACCAATTCAGGACGGAATGGACAGGCCAAAGACTGAACTCGCGTATAGGGTCCCGGCGTCGAAGTTCACCCGCCGTAAGATCGAACAGAACGAGCAGGCCGAGGAGCTCATCGGGCTTGATACTACCATTGACTGGAAGAATACCGGTGACAACTCCTACGACGGGGAGAAACTCAAACTACTCGCCCATGATGAATCGGGTAAATGGGAGAGACCGGACAACATCCTCAACAACTGGCGTGTCACGAAAACGACGTTAAGACTTGGTAGTAGAATTGTAGGTAAATGTATGATGGGCTCTACCTCTAATGCTTTAGATAAAGGTGGTGCTAATTTTAAAAAATTGTATGATGCTTCAAACGTTACAAAAAGAAACCGCAATGGACAGACTGGTTCAGGATTATATAGTTTGTTCATACCTATGGAATGGAATTACGAAGGATACATCGATACTTATGGCTTTCCTGTATTCGACACACCAAAAAAACCAATTAAAGGAATTGAAGGAACAGCAATTGAAATTGGGGTTATCTCACACTGGGAAAATGAAGTTGAAGGTTTAAAAAACGATCAAGACGGTTTAAATGAATTATACAGACAATTTCCAAGAACAGAAAAACACGCTTTTAGAGACGAAGCTAAAGAATCTTTATTTAATCTTGCAAAAATTTATGAACAAATAGATTATAATGAAGATTTAAAACACTCTACAGCTGTAACACAAGGTAATTTTCAATGGGAAGGTGGGATTAAAGATACTAGAGTTATATTTGTTCCTAATAATAGTGGTAGATTTTTTATTTCGTGGGTACCACCAGTTAGTTTACAAAATAGATATATAGTTAAAAATGGTATAAAATATCCAGCCAATGAAGATTGTGGTTGTTTTGGTTGTGATTCATACGATATATCAGGAACAGTTGATGGTAGAGGATCTAAAGGATCTTTGCATGGTTTAACTAAATTTACAATGGCGGATGTTCCACCTAATTTGTTTTTTTTAGAATACATAGCTAGACCACAGACTGCAGAAATATTTTTTGAAGATGTTTTAATGGCTATTATATTTTATGGCATGCCAATACTTGCAGAAAATAATAAACCTAGACTTTTATATTATTTAAAACGTAGAGGTTATAGAGGATATTCAATGAATAGACCTGATAAAATATATAACAAATTATCAGTAACAGAAAGAGAAATAGGTGGTATACCTAATTCTAGTGAAGATATAAAACAAGCTCATGCTGCTGCTATAGAAGATTATATTGAAAATTTTATAGGTTTTAATGGCGAAAATTATGGAGACATGTATTTTCAGCGAACATTAGAAGACTGGGCACAATTTAATATAAACAACAGAACATCTCACGATGCTTCAATAAGCTCTGGTCTTGCTATTATGGCTTGCAATAAAAATAGATATAGACCTATTGCTGAAAGAAAATTAACAACTGTACCTTTAGGTTTTAAAAAATATGACAATAAAGGGGTAAATTCAAAAATACTAAATTAGATGGTTAACATTAACTATAATAGTGCTTTTCCTGATCAGGTAGTACCTGAAGAAGAGAAAAAGTCTAGAGAATATGGTTTACAAGTAGCTCAAGCTATTGAAGGTGAGTGGTTTAAAAATAGCAGTGGTCAAAATAGATTTCTTAGTAACTTTCAAAATTTTAATAGATTAAGATTATATGCAAGAGGAGAACAACCTGTTCAAAAATATAAAGATGAATTAGCTATTAATGGTGATTTATCTTATCTTAATTTAGACTGGAAACCAGTACCTATATTGTCTAAATTTGTAGATATAGTTGTTAATGGGATGACAGATAAAGGTTATGAAATAAAATCTTATGCACAAGATCCTTTTGCTCAAAAACAACGTACTAATTTTGCATTTAATGCTTTAAGAGATATACAAAATAAAGATGCTATAAAGCAACTAGCAGAATTAACAGGTAGAAATTTTTATAATTCAGCAGAACCAGATAAATTACCAGATGATCCTGAACAATTAGATTTATTTTTACAGTTAAATTATAAACAAAGTATAGAAATAGCTGAAGAAGAGGTTATTAATAATATACTTGATTTTAATAAATATGATGAAATTAAAAAAAGATTAGCACAAGACTTAACAGTATTAGGTATAGGTTGTGTAAAAACTGGATTTAATTTATCAGAAGGTGTTACTGTTGATTATGTAAATCCTGCTAACATTGTTTATTCATATACTGATGACCCTAACTTTGAGGATATTTATTATGTAGGTGAGGTAAAAAATATGTCTTTATCTGAAGTAAAAAGACAATTTCCTTACTTAAGTGATAAAGAACTAGAAGAAATACAAAAATATCCAGGCAGAAATTCATACACTGATAACACCTGGTGGGGCCAAAGCAGCAAAGATCAAGTTCAAGTATTATATTTTGAATATAAAACATACCACGATCAAGTATTTAAAATAAAACAAACAGATCAAGGGTTAGAAAAAACATTAGAAAAGCCAGACACTTTTAATCCTCCTGTTAATGATAATTTTGAAAGAGTTGGTAGATCAATAGAGGTGTTGTATACTGGTGCCAAAGTTTTAGGTTTAGGTAATAATCTTTTAGAGTGGAAATTAAGCGAAAATATGACTAGACCTTTTAGTAATACTACTAAGGTTAATATGAATTATGTTATATCTTCTCCTAGAATGTATCAAGGTAGAATAGAATCTATTGTAAGTAAAACTATAGGTTTTGCAGATATGATTCAACTAACACATTTAAAATTACAACAAGTTTTAGCTCGTATGGTGCCAGATGGTGTATATTTAGATGTAGATGGATTAGCAGAAGTAGATTTAGGTAATGGTACAAACTATAATCCACAAGAAGCATTAAATATGTATTTTCAAACTGGTAGTATTGTTGGTAGATCTTTAACACAAGATGGTGAATTAAATAGAGGTAAAGTACCTATTCAAGAATTACAAACCTCTAATGGTATGGGTAAAATATCTGCCATGATACAAACATACCAATATTATTTACAAATGATACGCGATGTAACCGGGCTTAATGAAGCAAGAGACGGCACAACGCCATCTAAAGATGCTTTAGTAGGTTTACAAAAACTAGCCGCAGCAAACTCTAATACAGCAACAAAACATATATTACAGTCTTTAATGTATTTAACTGTTAAAGTTTGTGAAAACATAAGTTTAAGAGTAGCTGATATGTTAAATTTTCCTTTAACAAAAGAAAGTGTTTTATCTAGTATAAATATATTTAACACAAATACTTTAAGTGAAATACAAAAATTAAGTATGCATGATTTTGGTATTTATTTAGAGTTAGAACCTGAAGAAGAAGACAAAGCTGTGTTAGAACAAAATATACAAATTGCATTACAAGCAGGTAATATAAGTTTAGAAGACGCAATAGATTTAAGAGAAATAAAAAATAGTAAACTTGCTAATCAAAGTTTAAAAGTTAAACAAAAGAAAAGACAAGAAATACAAAGAGCCCAACAGTTAGAAAATATACAAGCTCAAGCACAAGCAAATGCTGAAGCCGCTGAAAAAGCAGCTCTTGCTGAAGTACAGAAACAACAAGCGTTAGCTCAAACTGAAATACAAATAGAACAAGCTAAGTCTCAATTTGAAATACAAAAAATGGAACAAGAAGCTTTAATTAAAAAACAATTAATGGCTGAAGAGTTTAATTATGATATTCAATTAGCACAAGTTCAAGGTAAAGCACAACAACAAAAAGAAGCAGCTATTGAAGATCGTAAAGATAACAGAGTAAAAATACAAGGAACACAACAAAGTGAACTTATTAGTCAAAGACAAAATGATTTATTACCTAAAAATTTTGAATCAGATAATGATAGTCTTGACGGTTTTGGGTTAGAACAATTTACCCCAAGATAATTTATTATTAATTTTATATTATTTTATTATGTCAAAAAAAGAAACAAAAAAAGTTGAAGAAGTAAAAGAAGAAACAAAAATAGAGACAAAACCTATAGAACAAACTAAAACAGAAGGTAGTTTTAAAATTAAAAAAGCAAAAGTTTTATCACAAGAAAAATCAAAACTTAAAATTACAAAAGTAGATTTAAGTAAAAAAGAAGAAAAAGATGCCATTCCAATCGGAGAAACAGAGAAAGTGGATGTGGGCGAACAAACCGGAGATAGCCCTAAGGTGGACGAACAAATACAAGAGTCCAGCAACGATGTTGAAAATAAAGAATCAGAAGAAAAAATAGAAACTGATTCACCTTTACAAGAAATAACAGATGAAGAAGATAATTCTAACAAGGCAGGAGTGGCAGGAAGCGATGAAACTACCACTACCACATCGGAACAAAAAGAAATATTACAGGAAGCAGAAACACAGAAGCTACCTGAAAACATAGAAAAATTAGTAAAATTTATGGAAGAAACTGGTGGATCAATTGAAGATTATGCCAGACTTAATGCTGATTATAGTAAAGTAAACAATGAAGCATTATTACATGAATATTATAAACAAGCAAAACCTCATTTAAATGCTGAAGAAGTTAATTTTATAATTGAAGATACTTTTAAGTATGACGAAGAGGTCGATGAAGAGCGAGATATTAAAAAGAAAAAACTCGCTTACAAGGAAGAAATAGCAAAAGCTAAAAGTTTTTTAGATGATCTTAAAAAAAATTATTACGCAGAAATCAAGTTGAGGCCTGGTGTAACACAAGAACAACAAAAAGCAGTAGACTTTTTTAATCGCTATAACGAAGATAGAGAACAGCAAAAAGCTAGACATGAAAGATTTGTATCTAATACTAAACAAATGCTTAACCAAGAATTCAAAGGTTTTGATTTTAAATTAGGAGATAAAAAGTTTAGGTATGGAATAAAAGATCCTTCGTCTGTTGCAAGTAATCAAAGTGACTTATCTAATTTTGTTGGAAAGTTTCTAGGCAAAAGTGGAGAAATTGAAGACACAGCTGGTTATCACAAAGCTTTATATGCAGCACAAAATGTTGATACTATAGCTAATCACTTTTATGAGCAAGGTAAAACCGATGCAATAAAGGATCAATTAGCAAAATCTAAAAATATTAATATAGAACCTCGTAAAACAGCTTCTGGAGAAGTATTTATAGGTGGTTTAAAAGTAAAAGCAATTAGTGGTCTTGATTCTTCAAAATTGAAAATAAAAAAAAGAACGTTTAATTAAAAATAAATAAATAAATTATGGGAAGTTTAACTCCACAATTTGGCGCAATAGTTCCTGCTCCTAATCAGCAGCTATTAGCCAGTAATTACCTATCTTTTACAGATGGTAATAATGATTTTGCTCAGCAATATCTACCTGAAATATACGAACAAGAAGTAGAAAGATATGGAAACAGAACTCTTTCTGGTTTTTTACGTATGGTAGGTGCTGAAATGCCTCTGACTTCAGATCAAGTTGTTTGGTCAGAGCAAAACAGATTACATATAGCATATGATAA